CCGGCCCGACCATGGTCGTGCTGCCGGACGACATCACCATGAACGCCTGGATCGACCAGAAGCTCACGTCATTGATCGACGGCACGCCCGCCGTGCGGCGCGCGCTCACCAGCACATCCAGTCGGAACGCCAGCAACCAAAAGGCGTTCAAGGATTTCAGCGGTGGCCAGCTCTTCATCGAGCACGCCAAAACTGCCACGCGCCTCACGCTCAAGTCCATCGAGACCGTGCTCGTCGACGAACTGGACAAGTTCGCGGGCCAACTGCAGACGGGTGAAGATCCGCTTGAGCTCATCCGTGGGCGCGTGTCAGCGTTTCCGAGCACCTACCGCATCGCCTACATCGGAACGCCGGGAATCAAGGGCGTCTCGCGCCTCGAGGCGCTCTACGAGGAATCCGACCAGCGCCGCTACTACGTCCCCTGTCCACACTGCGGCCACCGCCAGGCGCTCGAATGGGCCGGCTTGGTGTGGTCGGACGACGCCGAGCAATGCTGGTACGCCTGCCGCGATTGCGGCGCCGCCATCGAAGAGCACCACAAAACCTCGATGATTCGCGCCGGCGAGTGGGTCGCCGAGCGGCCCGGCCAACCGATCCGCGGCTACCGGCTCAACTGCCTGTATTACCCGATCGGCATGGGCCCGCGCTGGCTCGATCTCGTGAGGCAATGGAAGCGCGCGCAGTCCGACCCGCAGAAGCTGCAGGTGTTCGTGCAGGAGCGCCTCGCCGAGGCCTGGGAAGACCCGGCCATGCGTCGCGTCAAGCATGACCAGCTACGCGCCCGCGCCGAGCACTACGAACTGCGCACCGCGCCGCACGGCGTGCTTGCGGTCACCGCCGGCGTCGACACGCAGGACAACCGCCTGGCCGTGCAGATCGTCGGCTGGGGCCGCAACCTGCATGCGTGGACGCTCGATTACGTCGAGCTGCCCGGCGACCCAGCCGACGAGGTCGTCTGGGCCTCGCTCATCGACCTGCTCACCCGCCCGATCACCCACGCCTGCGGCGCCACCATGCACGTCGAGGCCGTCGCCATCGACGCCGGTGGCCACCGCACGAACGACGTATATGCCTTCGTCCGCAGCCGCCGCCTGCGCCGCGCCATCGCCATCTTCGGCGCCGTGCAGGCCAATGCGCCGGCGCTGGGCAAGGGCAAGCTCGTCGACGTCAACTGGCGCGGCCAGCTCGACAAGCGCGGCGTCATGGTCCACCACGTCGGCACGGTCGGCATCAAGCACAAGCTCTATAGCCGGCTCGCCGTCGACGCCGAGCCAAAGCGCGTCGACGGCAAAGACGTCGCCAAGGAGCCCGAGGACCGCTTCATCCACGCCACCAGCGCGCTGCCGGACGAGTTCTTCCCCGGGCTCGTGAGCGAGATCTACAACCCCGTCAAGAACCGCTTCGAGCACAAAACCGGCACGCGCAACGAGCCCCTCGACACATGGGTTTATGCCTTCGCCGCCGCCCACCACCCCGAACTGCGCCTGCATCGCCGATCGACAGCGGAATGGGACGCGGCAGAGCGCGCGCTCGGGATCATCGCGCCGTCCTTCGACGTGCCACGTGAAACAAAGCCCCAACCGCGAGCTGACGAAACCGCGCCGCGCGCGCCTCGTCGCGGCGGCTGGGTCGGCGATTGACCAGGAGATCAAAGTGGCAGCAGACCTCACATCCGACGAAACCACCTCCATCCTGCGTGCGGCGTTCGAGGCGCGCATTCGCGCCGCGCTGAATTGGCTTCCCGCGCACGAGGCGCTGCAGCTCGCCGACGCGCTGTGCACGGTGCAGCTTGAAACCCTGGCCGGCTTGCGGGTGCTCTATCGCGCGCTGCCGAAGGTCGACGCTGCGGCCGTCGAGGAAGATTGGCGCCGAGGCATGCCTGCGGGCGAGATCATGCGCAAGCACAAGATCAGCCGCGCCGCCGCGTACAAGTACCACCCCAGCAATACCGCGCAAGGCCGCCCAAAACTGCGGGCCGAAAAATAGTCTACGGTTTTCCATGATCGTAGACACCGACATGTATACCGTGCCCGTCCATGTCGACCACCCAGCAACGTCTGGACGCCTACCTGGCCGCCGAAGCGCGCATCCTCACCGCAGGATTTTCGGTGCGCCTCGATCTGCGTCAACGCCAGGAAGCCGAGCTTGCGCAGATCCGCGCCGGCATCCGCGAGCTTGAGGCACGCCTCGCGGCCGAGGCCGCCGGGGTCCCGTCCAGCGGGTCGAGTCTGCGCTACAAGACCGCGGTGTTCTGCCGATGACCGAGCCGGCCGCCATCCGCGCCAACCTGCTCGATCGCGGCATCGCAATCTTCGCGCCGCGTTACGCGGCAAAGCGCATGTTCGCGCGATCCGTTCTCGCGTGCTACGAGGGTGGCCGCAGCACGCGGCGCAGGCGCAAATCGCGCGACAACTCGACGGGCGAACGGCTCGTTGCTCGCGATGCGGCCACGGTCCGCGCCACCATTCGCGACCTCGAGCGCAACTACGATCTAGTCGACGGCGCGCTGTCGACGCTGGTCCGCAACATCATCGGGCCGTCCGGTATCAGCATCGAGCCGATGCCGCGCCTGGGCGGCAATCCAGCCAGCAAGACCTACGATTCCGTCGACGACGGCTTGGCGCGCGAGCTGCTCAACGCCTGGCGCGAATGGTGCGCCGCGCCCGAAGTCACGCGCACCCTCAACTGGGTGCAGACGCAGGAGCTGGCGTGTCGGTCGTGGCTGCGCGATGGCGACCTGTTCGCGCAGGTCGTCGAGGGGACGGGCGCGTCCATCGTGCACCCGTCCGCGGTACCGCTGTCGATCGAACTGCTCGAAGCCGACATCGTGCCGCTCGACTACGATGACACGACGCGCAACATCCAGGCCGGCATCGAGCGCGATGCCTGGGGCGCGCCGCGCGCGTATTGGTGCTACAAGACCCACCCCGGTAGCGGCGCGTGGTCGTCCATCGCCGACATCAAACGGGTTCCGGCGCAGCGCATGTTGCACGTCGCCGTCCGCCGCCGCATCTCCGGCCTGCGTGGAATCAGCCTGTTCGCGTCCGCCATCGACCGGCTCATCGACATCAAGGATTACGAGGAATCCGAGCGCACCGCCGCGCGCATTGCGGCGCGCATCGCCGCCTACATCAAGCGCGATGTGAACATGGACGGCTTCACGCCGTCGATCGACCCACAGACCGGCGGCGCGGCCGATCGAGACTTCCTGCTCGAGGCCGGCGCCGTGTTCACCGAAACGCTGCCCGGCGAGTCGATCGAGATGATCAACCCGAACCGGCCGAACACGATCCTCGAACGATTCCGCACCGCGATGATGCGCGCAGTCTCGCGCGCCATCGGCCTCAGCTATTCCAGCCTATCGGGCGACTACGATGGCACCTACAGCGCGCAGCGGCAGGAGTTGGTAGAGGCCTATGACGGCTATCGCGCCATGACCGTGACGTTCGTCGCGCGGTTTGTGCAGCCAATCTGGGAGCGGTTCGTTGCGCTGGCCGTCGCATCGGGTCGCGTCAAGATCCCCGCCGGCGTGCGTCCCGAGACCATCGCGCAGGCCTCGTTCCGCGGTCCGAAGATGCCGTGGATCGACCCCAAGAAAGAAGCCGACGGTCTGCGCGCGCTGTTTGACGCGCGCGTCATGTCGCGCACGCAGGCGATCGCCGAACGTGGCGGCCGCGTCCAGGACGTGTTCGAGGAAATCTACCGCGAGCGCCTGCTCGCCGACGAACTGGGGTTTCCCCTCGACCTCGCGCAGACCGCGCGCCCCGCGTCGACCGACCCCGACCCGGACGACCAAGACGAGCGCCTAGCTCGTGAAACCGACGCATCCCGCGCCAGTGAGCGCGCCGACCGACTGCGCATCGTGCGCACAGGAGCCATCGCATGACCGATCGTCCGACCATCCGGCCGATGATGACGCTGCGGCCCGCTGCCGCAGCCGACACGTACGAACTGCTGATCTACGGCGACATCGGCGATAGCTGGTGGAGCGAATCGGTCACCGCCAAATCCGTCGTCGAGCAACTCAATGCCCTCGACGCGGCCGTCTCGACCATCAACGTCCGCATCAACTCCTACGGCGGCGCGGTGGCCGACGGCCTGGCCATCTACAACGCGCTCAAGCGCCACCCCGCAACCAAGGCGGTCACCGTGGATGGCGTGGCCATGTCGATCGCCTCGCTCATCGCCATGGCTGGCGATACCGTCTCCATGCCTGCGACCTCGCTGCTCATGATCCATGCGCCATGGGGCGGGATTGCCGGCAACGCGGTCGAACTGCGCGAGTACGCCGATATCCTGGACACCTACGCCGCCAGCATGGCCGATGCGTACGTCGCGAAAAGTGGCAAGTCGCGCGACGATATCCTCGCGCTGCTCAGCGACGGCGACGACCACTACTACACCGGCGCCGAAGCCGTCGACGAAGGCTTCGCCGACCGCATCGACACGCCCGAATCCGATCCCGCCGAGCCCGACGCCGCCGCGCGCGAGTTC